TAACTTAGACTTTCTGGGTTGTCCAGGTTTTCTAGGTATTCGTTTCATTATCTTCTAGAAGAGATTATGCCACCCTCATATAGCCTTTTAGTTTGTTTTAAAAAATCTAATATTTTTTGATCTTCTTGTTGTGTTAAACTAGGGCCCGCTAAAGATCTCTGTAGTCCAGGGCTAGGATTTCTAAAAGACTCTACAATAGTATCTTGTAAAGTTTGCGGATTTCGCTCTACGATTCCGATTGTTCTATCAAAAGTAGTCGGTCCTGCTCCTACACCAACGTCAGTGGATATAAAAGGACCTCTGATTGTTTGTATCTCTTGTGCAGTTGGTTCTGCTTTAGGCGCAGTTATTGGATCTAATTCTTGTACTTCAACTTTACCAGGTGCAGCAGGGCCACCAAACTCAAAGTAATCTCCAAATAAATTTCTGTTAGCTGCAATTATACCTGCGTTTCTTTCCACGTTAGCTGCTAGTTTTGCATCAACTTCTAGTTGTTGTATCCCTTGTAGTTTAGGTTTGTTAGATACAAAATTATATTTATCTTTATTTTTTAAAATTTCTAAGTCAACACTTGATAGTTTGTCTACTCCTGATCGTAGTGCACCTGTCGCTTTATTATACAAATCTTTTGCTACTCCAAGAAATCCAAAACTACCTGACATAACTTTATCTGATATTCCCCCAATGATACTGCCTAATCCTCTACCAAAATCCCCTGCTAACTCTCTAGGGGTGGGGCCATAAAGTTCAACTAATTCACTTCTTTTGTCTGAAACTGATTTTGTAGGATTACCCTTTGAGTCTACATCCGATAAGAATATAGGCTCCCCTGTGTTTGCATTTAACACAGGATTACCCTTTGAGTCTTTTAAAAATCTTCCTTTAGCAATTAATGATTCTTTAAATTTATTTAGTTCTCTATCTTGAATAAACCTTCTAAAAGCACGTTCATCTGACACTTGACTAGAGTCAGCACCTTTAAAGAATTTATCTCTAATAGCCTGTGCTTGTCTTTGTTCTCTTTGTTCTCGTTCTCTAGGTGAAAATGGTGCCATTAGTCAAGTCTTCCTATCTGTCTATTTAAAGGATCGGTAATCGTCCCTCTTCTAAATCTATCATCAACACCCGCTGTTGTCGATACCCCTCTTGTAGTAATCGTGGTCGGTTGGGCCGTGGTCTGTTGTGGGGTGACAGGCACATTTGAATCAAATATAGATAGCCCAAAGAAATCTGTGACCTCTGGTGTGGTAAAACTAAAGTCAGGGCTATCTGATAAACTTTTACCAGTATTGGCTTGTAAATATGCACTAATAGGAGAGAAAGCTTTTTGAAAATTATTCTCAAGGGGCCTCCCCGTTTCTCTAGCCACATTTAATTCATTTTGATAAAACAACATTTTAACTTTATCTGATGGTTCGTATGGTATGTATCTATTTGTTAACAGTGCATTTCTAGTTTTTTTAGGGACTCTGTCTAACTGAGTTATTAAATCTTTTCTTTTTATACCTAGTCTTTCTGCTGCTTGAATGTCTTTTCTAAAATCTTGAAAAGCCTTAAATCTTTGGTTTTCTGATCCATAGTATTGTTGTAATATCTCATCTGGAGTTAGACTTCCGCCTCTTAGAACATCACCTAAGAATGTTGCTCTAGAGGAAGAAACTCTTTTATTAAAATCAGAAACCATAAATTTAAAACTATTGCCGACATCTAATTCAATATTTCTAAATCCAAATATTCCAGGCAACTCGTCTCGTAAATCGTAGACTCTTCCATATTTATCTGGTTGCGTAAGAATCGCCTGTTTTATTCTTGTAGTTTGTTTAATAGATCCTGGGGCAAAAGTTTCTAGTATGTGCATGGTCCCTTTGTATAGTTTCTCACCAACAGGATCTTCGGCTCTAAATACAGCGCTACCATCTCTTGCTCTTCCGCCTCTTGCAACTAGATCTAAAAAAGCCTCCGTATAAATCGCCTCTTGTAAAAATGGCTTTACTAATTCTTTCATACTAATAATACCACCGTCCAATAATCTTTTTGTCATCGCTTCATCAGTTGACTCGCCCTCTTGAAGTTGATTAAACATAGTGACAGCAGGTTTAAGAAGTGACTCGTAAGGGTAAATGTAAGATAAATCTAAATATTGCAGATTACCTGTTTCTTCATCGGTGCCAGTGGGCACAAGTAATCCGTTAGTTGACCACGAAGGCACAAACCTTCTAAGTGCTTCCATGTCTTCTGCTGAAAATCCTGATAACTGTTTTCCTAGTTCTACTGCACCAACAGGCAACGCAGCTCCTGTGCCTACAACACCTGTTAGTCTCTTTAATCCTTGCGCTCTTGTTTCTGCCATGGACAGCAGTCTCATGGAACTTTGAAGAGTGTTAAAACCTGTTCTTATTATTTCAGCAGGGAAAGATACAAAAGTTCCAAGCGGTAATTTTCTTAAAGTTTTTATGGCTTCGCCAACATACTCATAGTTAGGTATGTTATTTCTAGTAGAATCTGCTGCTAAATTTTTTATTAAAGCTGTCAAAGAATTTTCTTCAATAGAAAATTTTGCATTTGTTGGATCTATATCTTTACCAACAAAATAAATAGGATCATTAATACTTGTTTTTCTGTTTATAATTTTTCCTATTTTTGCGTTTAGTCGATCAAATATTTCTTGATCTCCACTCTCTCTTAGTTCTTCTAATAGTTTTGTTTTTTTTGCACCTGCTTCTAAGTTTTCAGCTTCTCTAACTTTTTTAATAATTTCATTTAACCTACTGTCAGTGACATCCTGCCCTCTTAAAAAGTTTTTAATGAATCCATCTCTAAAATTACCTTGCTCAAATTTATAATTGTATATTTTCCAAAAGTCATCCTCTGCTAAATAAGTATTAACTGTAAAATCTTTTATTTTTTTTAGTCTTTCTCCTAATTTATTAAGCACGCCACCAGTTAGATTTTCTACTTTATCTCCTATGTTTAGTGTGGCTACGTCTTGACCTAAATCTGTTATTTCTCCTATCATTGGGTTGGTGCCAGTCATGCCTCGTCTTTGATAATCTAAATATTCTCTTAGAGCGTCAGCATTAAATCTTCGATTTTTTCCAAATCCTCTTTGTCCTTTTCTAAATGCTTCAAAGGCACTGTTAAAAGCATCTATTGTTTTTCTAGGATTTGTTAAAGATATGTTTCCATTCATGGTGGTGAATGCTGCAGCACTAATAATATTTCTTAAATGTGTAAAAGGAGAGAAAAGAGTTTTTGCTGATTGTGAAAAAGATTTAGGAGCTAGAATAAAATACTTATATAGATCGCTATTTAAAATTCCTGAGGCTGCTGCGGCTTGATCGGAAAATGCCTCAGCCATTTCTCTTGTTGTATAAGCTCCATCCAAAGCTGTGGGCAAACCTAATTTTCCTAAAGAACCAAACTCTCCAATACTGACCACTTCACTTGTTCCAAAAGCTCTTTGTGCTGCGGCCTTACCAGATATTTTTTCTCCACTTTTACCAACATCATCAAAGAAGAATATCTTATTTTTTCCAAGTTTGGCTAGGTTAGTTAACATGGATAGTTCCGTTATTAGTGATCCTTGTTTTGCTATAGTAGATGCCAACACATAGTTAGGATCTGTTATCTCTCCTAATAAAGCTTTTATTTCTGGTGGTATCTTTTGTTTAGCTTTTAAAATACCAGTATCTACTTCTAGCCCTAGTTTTTGTAGAACTGCTCTTGTGTTATCATTTGATAGCTGTTTAATATTACCGTCTAAAATATTTTCTACAATTTGTCTTGCTTGAATGTCTGGGTCAACAGATTTAATGCCTTGCGCCTCAACATCTAGTATTTCTCTTTTTACAAATTGAAGAGCATTTTCTATTGATTCCGCAGATGGCTGATATTTTGAAAAAGCAGCTCCTAATTTAGAATTTTTTTCTATTAGTTTGTATGTGGTTGTTAAATATTGTCCTAAATTTGCCTCTATTGTTTCTCGTAAAGCTGCTTGACTCTCAGGAACTAAATCTCTTATTTGACCAGATAAGTTTTCTACAAAATTTCTACCTTCATTTACCACTTTAAAAACTTCATCTTGTTTTGTGGCGTTTACTCCTAACTCATTTAATACAGTTTTGAGTTCATTTTTTTGTTCGCTTTTTAAACCCTGTAAAATAGCATTAGATAATTTTGTTTTTTGTTCTGGTTTTAATTGTTGAGCAACACTGCCTGTTTCGTCTAGTATATCTTCAAATACTCTTTGTAAGTTTGCCCCCATAGCTTTTCCTTGAAACCCAAACTTTTCTGATTCTCTTCTAAACTGTCTGACCAACTCCTCTGCCTCTTTTGGTTTAACACCTTGAGCTGTGAGTTTTGCTAATAATCTATTTGTTGTGTCTGCTAAAGGGTCTTTAGTAAATTTATATTTAACCGAGTCTGCTCCTTTTTTTAAAATATTAAATCCGCTACCTATACCTGCTACTAATAAAGCGCCCTCTCCTGCAAACTTTAATCTATTAGATATTTCTCGTAGAGCTTCTGACCTACCCTCTCTTTCATCTTCATCTCTTTGTGTGGGACCAAATCCTATGGTATCTCCTATTGTGCCAATCTCATCGTCAGCAAAAACAAAATCAGCTAGTGCGGAACCACCTAGCCCTCCACCAAATATGTAAGCCTTATCTGCTAAAGATCTTTTTAATCTATCACCTTTGTTTAATATTTCTTTTTTACCTTTTTCGAGTGCTTGTTTTTTTTGAGAAAAAGTTAAATTTTTAAATTTCCTAGATTGATCTTGGCCTAAGCTAGCATACCTATTTGCTTTTTTTGCTTTTAAGCCTTGTCTTGCTAATTGGGTTCCTAATTTAAAACCTGCCGTGGACGGCACACCTAGACTAACTATTGTTTCTGTTAACTTACCAACTAAAGTTTCTTCTGCTAGTTCATCGAAAGGATTAATATTATCAAAGAATACTTCTACATCTGCTGCTGTATCTGTCCCTGCGCCAAGATCATAAAGAGCTGCGCCAAGAGAAAAAAATCCTTCTGGTATTTTTATAAGACCAGAACCAATACCAGCTACAAAACTTTTGGCTCCTTTATATTTTTCTTCCTTCTCATTAGCCAATCCTGATGGATCAGGACGATCAATCAAATTAGGGACAACGATAGCCATTTTAGAAAGAGAAGACTTCTATGTCTTGTAAAATAATAAAGTCACTTTTGTTAGGGTCGTCGCTAAAAGTTAATGTTTTTTTCTTTTTATCTCTCAGCGATGAATCTTTTGGTATGCCCATAAAAATTTTACCAGTTTCACTATCTTGAAATTTAAATCCCTCACCAAGATTATATTGTTCAGTTATTAATTTTTTATCAAAGTTTCCATCCTCTGCTACAAAGTTATTTAGGTCCAATAATAAACTTTGTGGTATGGAGCCTGAGGCTCTTGCTGCCTGAACATTGTTAGGTATAGTTTGAGCGTCTTGTGCACTTACAAATCTATCAAAGCTTGTCACTTTTTCCTCATCATTTAATAAATTTTCGTACACTGCAAATGCTTCATTTATAGGTATATTTTGAATCCTAGCAATATCTCTTACAGATTTACCTATGGTGGATAAATCCCCTTGATTGTCTATTTCTTTTAGAAGCTGTGCTTCACCAGATTCTATGGCTGCTAATTCAATGGCTCTCTCATCTTTTGCTGCATCTCTAGCTAAAGCTGCAAAAGTTTGTAGTGGGTCTGTTGCAGACTTTGCAATTTTTTCTGCAAGATTACCACCACGAGCAGCCGCTAAATTTAAACCAAACTGTGCTAATTGTAAAAACCCTTGTTGTTTTAACTGTTCTTTCGGATCACCTAATAATTGTTTATACAGAGCGGATCTTTCTTTTATAATGTCTTGCAGTTTTTGCATCTGTGTTCTCTCATCACTAACGCCTGAGTCTCCTTGGAAAGGATCAGTTGTGGTCCCAGTGATAGTGGTGTTGGTTTTTTTCGTTACATCGTCAAATCTAGTTTTAGGGTCTGGTCCACTTTCTGCTTGTGTCCCTTGATCTTCTGTTTCTTCTTCTATCTTTTTTTGTTTTTTCTCCTCTGCTCTTTCATCACGAGGTTTTTTATCTATGTCCTCTGCCCCTAACTCCTCTATAACTTCACCAAAAGTTTTAGGATCCTCTTCTCTTTGTTCTTTTCTCTCTTTAGTTGCACCACTAGCTTTTTTTAAATCTTCTTGTTCTTTAATTATATCTAAACTTTCGGCTACGCTTTTTTCCATACCCTCTGCAATACCTCTAGTATCTAGACCAGCGTACGCTTTTAATACAGCCTCTGGAGACATGCTTTCATATTCTTCTAAAGTTAAACCTTTGAATATGTTAAAAGGTGGTTTGCTAGATATGGCACCTGATTCGTCATAACCCAAATCAATACCAAAAGGATTAGCGCTACCTCCGTTAGTAAATCTTTGAACAACACCGCCGTTAGCAAATGCGGGTATGCCGTACTGACGTAATAAATCTTTGTTTATTCTTTTTTTAAAAAGAGGTCTGTCTAAAATAGCCATTAGTTGCCTCCAAATAGAGAACTAACGCCTCCACCGAATCCACCAAGAGAACCAAAGGCTCCAAGACCAGCTATACCTAATCCTGCGATTTGTTGTAGTGTGGAAGGAGAGGGAGATTGTGTATAAGTAATTTGTGATGAAGGCACGCCTCGTAAAATATCAGACGCAAAAGCTACTCTTTCAAAAGGCTCTTTTTGTTCTGCAAGAGTCGTTGCTCTAGCAGCCTCTATCTGTGCTTGACCGGGAACAAAGGCTTGAGTTGTAGGATCGACAAAACCAAACTGTTGTGTCAGTTGTCCGAGGCCCAGTAGCCTGTCTATATCTCTAGATCCTAATTGTTGACCGAGCTGCCCCAAACCTGCTTGTGCTTGCGCACCTCTTAAAGTTTGAGAGCCTATTGCTCCTAACTGTTGAGCAGTTCTGGCTTGTGCTTGTTGTGCCTGTAAAAAGTTTCGTGATAGATCTTCAAAAATTCTTTGTGATTTTACCTGTGCTAAGTTTCTAGCTTCCTCTGCTTCACGGACACCGAATCTCGAACCACCAAAGGCTCCAGCAGCTACGGCTTCGGCAGCGGTTCGTTGTCCTTGAATAGCTGCCTGCCTATCTAATTCTTTTAACGCTTCTTGTGTTACTTGTTGTTGAAAAGGATCCATGAAGGTTGAAATCTGATTTGGATCTAAAGTTTGTTGTGCTGCAGTCAAAGCTCCAAGACCAGCACCAATGGTTGTGCCAGCAGCGTCTAAGAAAGGTTGATATGCTCCAAGACCAGCTTGTGCTCTTTGAATAGCTGCTTGTTGTTGTGGAGATAATCCTGCAACTTCGAAAGCAGGGATAGTGGTGGCTGTCCCAGCTAGTCCCGGTTGTGCCTCTTGGAAATCAGGATCTCCTGGCTGCCCCACCTGTGGTATGCCAAAAACTGAAGCTAATAATTTTTCTACTCTATCCTCAATAAACGGTGCTTGTCTTTGAAACTGAACTACTTCTTGAACCATTACGCTACTCTCTTTTCAAATTTATCCATCATGTCGTACATCATCTTAGCGCCTTTGCGACGCTGTTCTAACTTATCATCTTTATCTGCACCATTCAATGCACCTAATCCTCTAACTGCTTTTGCAGTCATTACAAACTCTCCGTCACTTAACATGGCAGGAATGTCATCAGACTTTTCTGTGCCGGGACCAGAAATCTGACCAGTCTTACGAGGGAATCCTCCCTCAGCAACCTGTGCTATTGGTCGTAGTGTTGGAGAAGATGCTCCGTACTGTCCAGTTGCAGTATCAAAAAAAACTGCTCGAGGAGGAGTAATGTCTAACATACCTCTACTACCTGCCTCTGGTGGAGGAGGAACACTTGACTTTTGCTCTTCATCTTTAAATGCGCCTAACGCACCTAACCCTCCAAGACCGAGAGCTGCTGTTGCTAGTTTATTATCTTTTGCAAACTGTAAAGCTCTCTGTGCCAATGTTTTTTTAACAGCAGAAGTTTGTGCTTGTTTTTTTGCACCCGCCTCCATCGCTTGCGCTAAGGCTCTATTTCCTACTGGGGCTGTCCCACTAACTGTTGTTGCAGGGGTCCCAAAACCTAATGCAGATTTTGCACTTGTACCAAAAGCACCTAGTCCTTTGCCTCCTACTAAACCGAAAGAAGGTGCGATTGCACCTAAACCATAACCCATCAATGCTGATGTGGCTATGTTTGCAGGGTTATCTCCTCTTGCAAAAGATCCTAAACCCGCCCCAATAGAAGCACCTATAGGACCACCAACTGCGAAACCTATTGTTCCTGTGATAACTGGTAGGATCTTCTTAAACATTTTACTCCTCGCCTGTGGCTGCGCCACTAAATAAGTTAGGCGCTATTACATTAACATCTCTTCTAATATCTGATTCCGTTGTGTCTGTTTCTGGATTGTCAATATCTGCCTGACACTCCTCATGTGAATTATACTCTTGCCCTGTCTTAGTGTTAGTGACAGTTGTCTCTACTTTAGCACTGTATACTGGGACTTGTTTACCGTCTATCGTATCATAACGCAATAGAACGGGTTCATCTACAATTTTCGCCATAATACATTTTTATAGGTGTTTTACATAGAAATCAATTATTTTACTGTATTATTTGAACCAGCCTGCGAGAGCATATCTTTCTCCTTTTGTAATTAGGTTTACTTTATGTAAAATAATACCGTTTGAAAATACTAATAATCTACCTTTTTTAGGTTTTATGGTTGTTTCATTTTCAAAAACTGTTTCTCCTCCATCAAACTCGTCATTAAGATATAAGATAAAAGCTATGGCATCCCCCTCATCGACATGATTTTTCATATGACTACCTTTTTCTCTCTTTACTATTTCCAGTTTGTCTAAACTGTGTTTTATGTCAAAATCTTTACGAATTCTCTTTATAAGCCCGAATCCATCAAGAGGTATTTCTAAGGGTGTAGTGTCATGATATTTGTAAGTTTTTTGTAAATTATCATTATACAGTTTTATAAAATTTTTAGCCGTATTGTTGTCAATATAATTATCAATACATGTAAAAAACTTTTTCAAGATTTATATCTTGAAACCTATATTGCCTGAAATAGAAACTCTATATTCGTCAGATGTATAAAAAGGGTAAACACAATGATTTAAAGAAGCTGGAAATAAAGCGACCTTTCCCTCCCAACTGTTATCTACAGGCAAAGCTTCTTGTGTAATTCTGCCTGACGGATCTGAAAAGAAAAAAGCAAACATACCCGCTCTAAAATCTGGCTCACTTATATTAGGTAAACGTGCTCTCTCATCCTCCATTTTAAAAGGCACTTTATGCCAGATAACAAAACTAAATAATCCATCATGAACATGAGGTGGGTTAAACTCATATTTTTTTTGAAAGTTTACCCACAAGTTAAATAACTCAACTTCACAAGCTTTGTAATTTAATGTTGAGTGGGCTTTCTTAAAAAAGTTTGGATATTTTTCTTTATGTTTAACAACCATATGCATTAACATAGGCGATACTGCAGCTTTACCTCTCGGTATACTATATTCATGTTTAATGTTACCTGCTAAATCACCGTTAATAGGGGATAATGCTTTTTCTTTAATCACATCATCAAGAATTTCTAATATGTCTTTAGGAACGTCGGCGAGTACATACATTACTGTTGTTGTTTTACCTCCAATACTGAAACCTCTATCATCGCTCTTGAGGCGGCATTGGCTTGAACTTTCATAGAGTCCCCTTCTTGATACACCATACTAGTGCTTATGGTGTTTGTGTTTGAGGCCGCCACATCAACTTGAAAGATTTGAAAATCTGCACTACCATCATTGTGATCGACATTTACAGTTACTGCTGCAGATCCGTCATAATTATGAGTATTAATTGTTTTAACAATAAAAGTTG